ATGGTCCGTGTCTCCCAAGGATGGATCAGACGGGAACAGATGAAACCCGCATGGAGAAGGCTGATCCGTCTGAACCTGGGCTGATCCTCCCAAGGCTAGAAACGCCCGTTGGCGATGGCGATTCCTACGGGCCCGAGGTCGCGGCCATGGCAAAGGATCTGCTGCGCGTCGAGCTCATGCCCTGGCAGGTGCATGCCCTGTCCGGGCAGCTCGAGCATGATGAGGACGGAAACCTCGTGCGCCGGCGGTCGCTGGTGTCCGTTGCCCGTCAGAACGGCAAAACCACCGCGCTGAAAGCGATGATCCTGTGGTGCCTGCTGAAAGAGCCCGAGCGGCGCGGGGAATCAATCCTTGTAATCAGCACCGCGCACCAGCTGGATCTGGCCACTGAGATCTTTGAGGCGTTGGCACCGATGCTGAAGGATGAGTTCGGCGCGAAGGTCAAGTGGAGCTACGGCCGCAATGAAGCCACGCTCCCCGATGGCACCCGCTGGCTGGTGCAGGCTGCAACGCCCAGGGCGTTCCACGGCTTCAGCCCGACCTACATCGTCGCCGATGAGGTCTGGAACATCAGCCGGGATGTGCTGCTGAACGGTGCGTTGCCATCCCAGCGCGTGATGAAGTCGCCGCTGCTGTCGTGCTGGTCAACGGCCGGCACCGAATCCAGTCACGCCATGTTGCAGATGCGCGAGGAAGGGCTGCGCGCGATCGACGAAGGCCGTGACACGAAGCTCTACTTTGCGGAATGGTCCGTGCCCCCTGGCGTCGATCCCATGACGGCATCCGACACATGGCCGCTGGCCAATCCCGCTATCGGCTACACCCTGGACCCGGAAGTGCTGCAGGACGAATCCGAGCAGGTTGATAAGGCCGCATTCCTCCGGGCATCGCTCAACATCTGGATTAGCTCAGACCGCTCATGGCTCGACCCCGGCGTGTTCGACGCGCTGAAGGTGGACGCGATCCCGGCCGGCGGCGTGTTGGCGGTCGATTCCTCTCTTGATGATTCGATGTACTGCGGCGTCCGCGCCCAGCTCATGCCCGATGGTGAGATTGGCGTGACCGTTGCGTTTCTGGCGGACTCCCTGGACGAATGCTGGAAGCGTGTGACAGCGATCGGCAGTGAATGCGAGAAGGTGGCACTCACCCCGTCGCTGTTTGATCTTGCGCCGCCGGAGCTGGAACGCAAGAAGGTGCAGGTGGGCTACGGCGAAATCAAAACGCACACCGCGACCATCCGGCAGCTGATCCACGAGGGGCGTGTCGTACACACTGGCGAGCAGATGCTGGCTGAACACGTTGACCGGGCTGTAGGGCTCAAAACACAGGGCGGGTACACCCTGGCGTCGAACAAAAGCGCGGGGTCGATCACCCTAGCGCGTTGCATGGTATGGGCAGCTGCACTGATCGCGCGGCCGACCTCGAGGGCGAAACCTGCCATCGCGTTTGGCAGGTAGCCTGCTCACGGCCGCGCCGCTGGCTCCCCTGGCGGCGCGGCCACCATTAGATCGGTTTATCTCTCTACCTCTAGGGTATTGACAGGGCTTATCCGGCCGGGGATAGTTCCGTCATGCCGATCTTCCCGCTGAAGGACAAGGCAACCCCCGCGATTGGTTCTGCGCCCATCGCGGCAGCGGCCGGTGCTCCGCAGGGTTCGTCCTTTATCAGCTATTCCGTGGGGGCAGCTGAGGAAGCGGCATTGAGCGTGCCCACGGTAGCTAGAGCTATCTCCCTGCTCTCTACCGTGGCCGCCACGCTTAATCTGAAGAGCTACACGCTGCAATGGACCGGGCAGCAGTACGAAAAACTCTACGTCGAGGGCGAATCATGGATGAGCCGGCCGGACCCCAGGACGACGCGAAACTTCATCATGGCCAAGACGGCACGCGACCTGATCCTGTACGGACGCGCGTTTTGGTACGTCACCGGCCGCTACAGCACCGGATTCCCCGCGACGTTCCAATGGCTGCCGGCCAACATGGTGGACACGCCGAACAACGCTCCCCCGGAGTGGTACGGGCCAGCCGACAAGCTCAACTTTAACGGGCAGGAGATCGACCCCAAGCAGACCGTGCAATTCCTGTCCGGGTCGCAGGGGATCATCTACCAGGGCGCTCGCGCAATCCAGATTGCACTGAGGCTGGATCAGTCTGCTGAGCGTTTCGCCACCAATGAGATCGCGGCCGGCTACCTGCAGCAGAAGGGCGGGGAGCCCATGAGCGCGGAAGAGCTGGCCGAGATGGCCGCTGCCTGGGCGTCGAACCGTCGCACCAACGCCATCGGCGCGCTCAATGAGCTGGTGAGCTTCGAATCCTTCGACGTCGATCCGTCCAAGCTGCAGCTGGTCGAGGGCCGGGAGTATCAGACCAAAGAGCTGTCACGGCTCATGGACATCCCTGCCTACCTGCTGGCCATTGACCAGTCAGGCATGACCTACGCCAACGCGCAGCAGGCCCGCCAAGACCTCATCCTGTTCGGGGCCCGGCCGATCCTCCACGCAATGCAGGAACGGCTGTCGATGAACGACATCCTGCCCAACGGCCGGCATGTGGAGTTCGCCCTGGACGAATACCTGAATGAGTTCCAGCCAACGATGCCGGAACCGGCCCAGCCGCCGGCACGCGACCCGGAGGGCGCGCAGTCGTGATCCGATTCGAGGCAGACGCCACGCTCATCACCGCCCAGGCGGCAGACGACAACCAGCCAGCGCGCATCGCGGGCATCGCCGTGCCGTGGGATGTCACCGCCAGCGTGTCCGGTGGGCAGCTGGTGAGGTTCGCGCGCGGCGCGTTCGACACCAGCCAGAAGCCCGCCAAGCTGATCGAGAACCACGATCTCACGCAGCTGCGCGGCGTGGTTGACACCCTCATCGACACCGATGATGGGCTGGAGTTCGAGGCAACGCTGGCCGACACCATCGCGTCGCGCGATGCCGTGGCGCTGCTGAAGGCCGGCGCATACGACTCAGTGAGCGTGGGCGCGCAGCCCGTCACGTTCACCACGGATTCCGAGGGCGTCATGGAGGTCACTGAAGCCAAGCTCATCGAGCTCAGCCTCGTGGCCGTCCCAGCCTTCCCGGAAGCGGTCGTCACGAAGGTGGCGGCTGAGAGCAGTACCCCATCAACCGAGCATGAAACGGAGCTGACCGTAATGTCCGACGCCGAGATGCCGGCCGAGCCCATCGAGGCCGAGGCCAACGAGATCATCCCGACCCCGGCCGTGTACGCGGCCAAGGCCGAGCTGCCGACCCCCCTGGAATACCTGAGCGGGCTCATCAAGGGCGGGGCCGACATGCAGCGGGTCATGGACGCTGTGAAGGCCGCTGCGCCCGAGGTGTCCACCACCGACACGCCGGGCATCCTGCCCGAGCCGATCGTGGGCCCGGTGTACAACAACTACATCGGGAACCGTCCGGTCGTGGACGCCATTGGCGTCCGCGCAATGCCCGGTGGCGGAAAGGTGTTCATCCGGCCCGAGGTCACCACGCACACCAGCATGGCTGTCCAGTCTGCGGAGTTCGACACCCTGCAGTCGGGCACGTTCGTCGTGAGTGAGAACCAGGTGACGAAGGCCACCTACGGCGGCTACGTCAAGATCAGTGAGCAGGATCTGGACTGGTCTGACCCGGCTGTCCTGTCGCTCATCCTGGACGACATGGGCCGCATCTACGCCAACACCACCGACAACGTGGCTGCGGACAACATGGTCAGCGGCGCGACCAACACCCTGAACTTCACGGACGCAAACATCGCGGACCCGACGGAATGGGTGACCTGGATGTACTCCGCAGCCGAGGACATCCTGGGCAACAGCAACGGCAACCTGCCGACCCATCTGTTCCTGTCCACCGACATCTGGGCCGCGCTGGGCAAGCTGGAGGACAGCCAGGGCCGTCCGCTGTTCCCGCAGATGGGCCCGATGAACGCATACGGCCAGATGTACCCCGGCCAGTCCGAGGCGACCGCGTTCGGCCTGCGCGTGGTGGTGGACCGCAACTTCGCGGCCGACACCATGATCATCTGCGACCCGAGCGGTTACGAGCTGTTCGAGCAGCAGAAGGGCGCGCTGACCGTGGACAATCCCAGTGAGCTCTCTCGCACGCTCGCATGGCGCGGCTACTTCGCCACGCTCATGATCGACCCCGGCAAGTTCATCAAGGCCGCGTTCGTCTAGGCATCACTGACCTGACCGTCTGCCCATGGCCACCTTCGCAATCACTCACCTTCAGCGCGCTGACAACTACCTCGTCGTGCAGACGCTGGAAGGGACAGAGAGTGGTACCGGGCAGACGGTCGTGGTCAGCGGCGCGGAGGAGATCAGCGGGGGCAACGGCAACGGCGAGCAGCACCACTGGGGCCAGCTGACCGACATCAACGGTACCTACGTCGTGCAGGACGTCCCGACGCTGCTGTTCCTGGGCGTTGCTGAAGATGGCGACTTCCTGTTCGACAAGACGGAGATCATCACCAACCAGCTGATCGTGTACGCCCCGGGGGACGACTTCCCGCGCGGGCCGCTCATCCCCCAGGGGGTTCTCACATGGACCCCGCAGCCGTCGTGGATCGACGCCGATGATGTGGCCGACTGGCTGGGCATCGCAGCGGCCACTGCCAATGACACCGCGTTTCTCACGCTGGCAGCTGGTGCTGCGAACCAGTACGCATACCGCCGGCGGCGCGAGGCCGGGTACTTCGACTCACTGACCGTGGTGCCTGGCAATGATGTGAAGCTGGGAACGATCATGTACGCCGGCACGCTGTACCGCGAGCGCGGCAGCGTCGATTCTTTCGCATCTTTCGAAGACATGGGCACGCCGATCCCGTTCGGGTCCAATGGCCAGATCAATAGGCTGCTGGGCGTCAACCGTTCGCAGGTCGCATGAGCGCGACCGGGATCTTTGCCGAGGCACAGGCCACGCTGGTGGCGTCCCTCGAAGCGTTGGGGCTCGCCGTGGTCACCGACCCGCGCAATGCGCGGCCGATCAGCGTGCTGGTGGAGCCGCCCACGTTCACAACCTTTAACAGCAACATTGCGGAGATCGAGTTCGGGGTAAAGGTGCTGGCCGCTCCCCCTGGGAACAGGGACGCCACGGATTACCTCATCACCACGGCCGACGCCATCATGGATTCGGACATCTCCCTAATCCGGGGCATTCCCGGGATCCTGCTCATCAGCGGGCAGGACGTTCCCACGTATGACCTCACCGTCCGTGTATCAACACAAAGGAGTAGCTAAACCATGGCCGCGACTACCTACCTCTCGCAGCCGGGGGTTCTGACCGTCAACGCCGTGGATCTGACCGATCAGGCGTCGAGCGTGTCGCTCACCCTGGGCTACAACAGCCTGACGAAGACCGCGTTCGGAGACGCCGGCGAGCTCATGACTCAGGGCCTGCAGACCGTGGAGGGCACCATCACCCTCTACGCGGACTACGGCGCGAGCTCGACCGAGGACACCATCGCGGGCGAGGTCGGGGCCGGCGACACCACCATCGTGGTGAAGAAGGCAGACTCAGCCGTCGGCGCGGACAACCCAGAGTGGACGATCACCAACACGATGATCGCCAACTACCCCATCACCTACACCGTGGGTGAGCTGCAGGTGATCGAGGTCAGCTTCAGCGGGGGTACTTGGGTCCGCGACGTCACGCCGTAAACCAACACACAAGGGGAGAAGATGGGCGACAACAAGGGCGTCAACGGCAATGTCAAGTTCGTCACAACGGATGGCACGTTCACGGTGGACATCGGCTCCATCAAGAACGCCATCGCGTTCGAGCGGCACTTCGACACGCCGGCCACCATCCTTACGATGCGCCCGCGGCTGGAACACATCGCGTTTATGGCGTATGCAGCTGCGAAGGACTCAGGGATCAGCGTCCCCGACGACTTCGACGCGTTCGTGGATGAGCTGCAGGACATCGAGGTCATCGACGCCGAGGGCACCGAAGCCCCGGGCCCTACGGACGGGGGTCAGTCTCCCGAGCACTAGCCCAAGTGCTAGTGGCAACGGGTTTCTGGCCCCCCGATGTGCCGTTCACGATGCGCGATCTGTCCACGGTGGTGGACGTCATGAGTGAGCAGCAGGACTAATGCCTTACGGCGTGACAACACAGGTCATCGGCGTTGAGGAAACGATCAAAGAGCTGCGACGGATAGACCCCGAGTTCCGCAAAGAGTTTGACCGAGGCGCGCGGGCAGTGCTGTCGCCAACGGTGTCCGCCATCAAGAGCCAGTACCCACAGCTGCCGCTGTCAGGGATGTCCCGCACATGGATTCCGCACAGCTACGCGATCTTCCCCTGGCAGGTGTCGAAGGCGAAGAGCTCAGTGCGGGCGAAAGTGTCCACGCGGAAGAATCGCAACAGCGTGATCTACATCAGCCAGGGCTATCCGGCGGCAGTGATCTTTGAGGCGACCACGCCGGCGAACAGGCTGGGGGCCAACATCCGGGCCCGACACCAGCGCATAATGTGGCCGACCGTTGACAAGAATCAAGGCCAGATCACCGCCGGCATCGCACTGCTGGTGGCCAAGGCTGAACGCACGATCCAAGGCAGGCTTGACTAATGGCGATCACGATCCCCATCCTCACAACCTTTAACGGCCGTGGGATCGACCGTTCTGTCGCCCAGTTTAAGAACCTCGAAACGCGCGGCCAAAAGGCCGGGTTCCTCATTCGCAAGGCCGCGCTGCCGGCAGCTGCTGCCTTGGGCGCGCTGGCACTGGCCGCGAAGGCGGGCGTGCAGGGCGTCATGGAGGACGACAAGGCACTGGCCAACCTGAGCAGCACGCTGAAAGCCACGGGCAATGCGGCCAACATCACTGCGGACGGGTTTTTCGAGTACGCCAACGAGCTGCAGGCCGCAACGGGTGTGGGGGCCGACCAGATCACCCAGGGCGCGGCCCTGCTGGGCACCTTTAAGAACATCCGGAATGAGGTCGGCAAGGGCAATGACATCTTTAACCGGACCACCGTGGCCGCGCTGGATCTGTCGAAGAAGGGCTTTGGGTCGCTGGAATCGGCCAACAAGATGCTGGGCAAGGCGCTGAACGATCCCATCGCGGGCATCACGGCCCTCAGCCGCGCCGGCGTCACGTTCACGGATGGCCAGAAAAAGACCATTGCCTCACTGGTCGCGTCCGGTAAGACCCTCGAAGCCCAGAAGATCATCCTGAAGGAAGTCGAATCTCAGGTTGGTGGCACGGCCAAGGCATTCGGCGAAACCACTGCGGGCAAGATCGAACGCGGCAAGCGGGCGTTCGAAGAGCTGCAAAAGAGCCTCGCCAAGGCACTGCTGCCAGCCATTGAGATGTTCGCCGGCCTGCTGACAAAGGTGTCCGGGTTCCTGCAGAAGAATGAGGGCGTGGTCAAGGTCGTGGCCGTGGCCATCGGCGCGCTGTCAGCGGCGATTCTGATTCTGAACGCTGTGATGAAGATCCAGAACGCCCTTATGCTGGCATCCCCGTTTGCGTGGATCGCCCTGGCCATTGTTGGCGTCACCGTGGCTGTAGTCACGCTTTACAAGAAGTCGGAAACCTTCAGGCGGATCGTGCAAAAGGCATGGGATGGCGTCAAGGCTGCCGTCAAGGCCGTGGTGGACTTTTTCGACGGACCCGTCAAAGCTGCATGGCAAGTGATCGAGAACACCATCAAGGCCATTGCGTCATTGGTGAAGGGCGACTTCAGCGGTGCCTGGGATGCCTTTAAGAACGTCGTCAAGGGAGTGATCAATTGGGTCAAGGAAACGCTGGCTGCTCTTCCGGCGACAATCCTCACGCTTGCCGGCGACATCGGCCTCGCCATTCTGAACGGCATCAAGAATGGTGTCACTGGGCTGGCGACGACAATCTGGGAAACGATCAAGGGGCTGCCTGGCTACCTCATCGAGAAGGCTGCTGGCTGGGCGTCAAGCCTCAAGGGGATTGGGACCTCAATCCTTAACTGGATCAAGGAAAACGTCACAGGTCTGGCCGGAAAGATCTGGGGCCAGATCAAGGGGTTTGCAAAGGCTTTGGCCGAGAAAGTGGGCGAAAAGGCCGGCGACATCAAGGGGATCGGAAGCTCAATCATTGGGTGGATTGGCGACGGGATCAAGTCGGCAGCAACGTCACTGGGCGGCATTGTGAAAAGTGCCATCAACACGGTCATCGACGGACTCAACACCGGAATCAGCGGGCTAAACAAGGCAATCGACCTTCTCAACAAGGTCAATCCATTCGAGGATGTCCCCCACATCCCGAAGATTCCGAAGCTGGCCAAGGGCGGCATCGTGACGCGGCCGACGCTGGCGCTGATTGGTGAGGCCGGGCCTGAAGCTGTGATCCCGCTCAACAGCCGCCACGGTTTCGGACGTTCGCAGAACATCACAATCAACGTGCAGGCCGGGCTGGTGTCGTCCCCGGATCAGGTGGGGCAGCAGATCATCGAAGCGATCCAGCGCGCCCAGCGGCGTAGCGGGCCGGCGT